ACATTCTTTGAGGGGTTCAACGCTTTGCCATACGCGCGGTTGCCAGTTGACGCCCGAAAGAATTTTATCTTCTTTCGCCAGCGGCATTTTAATTTTGCCCTTGAGCATCGCAAACGGAAGCCAGTCTTCAAACATCGGCTGCATCAACTGGTCAATGATGTGCTGCTGGTCGTATTGATACTGCGCGGTATCTTCCAGCCGTCCAGCCTTGAAGCTGGAATAGTTCACGCCTTCTAAATCATTAGCGACGGTGTTGTAAGCCAGCCCCGCTCCCGCTGCGCCACCGCGCAACATTCCTTTGACAAACGAGCCGTAAGCATCCATCGGATGCTTTGGATCAATGTCGTGCCAAACTTCTCCCGGCTCGCCCATTTCAACCATGCCCGGTGACATTTCTTCTAGCGAATTTCCGCGCGAATCAGTTGCGCCGTCGTATTCGGTTGGCAGTTCTTTAGAAACAAATCCGCCTTTGCAGGCGGCTACGCGCGCGGCTACGGCCTCGGCTTCTTCGTATTTGTGAAGCGCATTTAACCGCGTGGCAACCGAGCAAAAATCCGGCATCCCAACTAACTGATTTGCTCGGTCAACGTCAAAAATCATGTAAATGTCTTCGGCGGGAACGCGCGTCTGATAAACTTTGTCGGAATTGTTCGGTAGGACTTCGCCGGGATGCCGCGACAAAATCCAATAAGCAATCGGGCAATCAAATTCGTCGTATTCGATTCCAAATTTGATGTTGTTTCCGTTCAGCGGATTTTTTCCAACATTCCAAAAGTTCAAAAAATCAATTTCCAACGGACGAACCGCAAAGCCAAATGCGTTGTTAAATCCTCGATACTTGCGAACCATGATTGCGCCGTCGCGCTTCCACGCGCGAACCGACAGCCGTTGCAAATTAACGCCGGACATATTCCGCATCACCGTGCAATTTTGCGGTTTCAAAAATTCTTTCCAAGCATCTTGCACCATCTGATTTGCTTCCGTGTCGAATTGAAAGCGCGGTTTGTTGGAAACTTTTGCGTTTGGGTTAGCGGGATCGGCTGACTGTGGTTTCAACGCGGGCGCAGGCTCGCGGATTTTCATTTGCAACTGAATCCCCTGGTGTCCGATGACGTTATTTTGGTATAGGCGCAACATCCGGCGCATATAATCGTCGTCGCGCTCAAGCTGGCGAAGCCGTGAGCGCGTGGCGATTGCAGAAACTAAAATTTCGGCGTCGGCGGAAGAAATGGACACCGGCCAGTCGGCGGTTAGCCGCGAAGTCATTGCAGACGCAAACATCCGCTTGCCATCGCTGCGAACGGACTTTCTTTCGTTCCATTCCAGCGGTTTTTCAATGGTTTTTACCGTGATAATCGTCTCTTTTGGGGTGGTTTCAGCCGCTTTCACGGGCGGCAAAACCGCTATTTCACCCGCTTTTCTGACGGCTTTTTCACTCACAATTTCCGCCTCCAAACGGGAAAATCGGCGGCAAAGCACCAAATTGGCCTACGCTGGCTTGGTTTGGATTTGTAAAGACGGTATAGCGGTTGCGCCCATTGCTTCTACCCATCTTGGAGTTTTCTTTCTTCACTTCGTTTTGGCGGATTTGCTTCCAATAGTTGTATTCGTCTCGCAATTCTTTTGGCGAAAGTCTTTTGATGCGCGTTCCTTCAACTTCGCTTTCCAAAATGTCGTGTGTTGCCTTGCCAAGCTGGACGGCTTCGATTAGCTCAATCATCTTTTGCGCCTGCGTCCGCAAATCAATGTCCGGCGCAGCCCCTTCAAGATTTGGCGTGACGGCGAGATTGTTTAGGTAGATGCGCTGACGCTCGCCCGTGCTGACATTGCCAGCAAAGCCCTCCATCGTGTAACTCGCCGGAAGCCACGTTGCGGTTGTCGCCGCCGTTACGTTGATAACGTGCGTATCGCCGTTTGCGGTGGATAAAAACTCGATGGCCTGACCGTTGCCGCGAAGTTCGTAGGTGAGTTGCCAGCCTTGTGACGCTGGATAATTGCCTAGCGACCGCTGCCAAGACAGCGTATCACCTGCCGCAATTTGAATCGGCTCGTAGTTTTTAATTGGAACTGACAATGCTATTTGATTCGCAATCTCGGCTTTGCCAGCCGATTAAGTCAAACCATCGCGCGACGGCGAAAGTTAAACCTGCTCTTCTCTTTTAAGCAAAAGTCAATTTACAGCCAGCCCTTGCGCTTTCCGACAAATCCGCCGACGCGAACGCGAGTTGCAGGTTTGGCGATTGGTTTTGGCGCGGGCGTAACCGGCGCGGGTTTCTCAACTGGTTTCAAAACGTATTCAGTTTTCTCTTGAGCAATCGGCGCAACCGTGTTTTGCGGAATCACCGCCGCGCGAACTTTCGCAATGTTCGGTTTCAAGATGTCATACGCCGCGAGATTATACACGCGCAAGTCTAAAGACTCGTTGCGCTCGAAAGTTTTGATCCAGCGGCGGCGGACTTGCCCTTTTTCCATGAAGGTTTGCAGCTTTTCAGAACATAGTTGCTTGAAATAGCTTTCGTTGTAGCCGCGCGCCTTGGGAAAATGGCAATAGCGCGCGCCAACATCTTCAATCCGCAGGCGTGAGAAGATTGCATCCTTCGCGGTGTCCGTCCCGACATTGTAAAGCCAAATGCCGTAAAATTTGTTCTTGTTCGCCTGCACCAGCGGCGAGTGCGGCGTTGAACTGCCCTTGACCGCGTAAAAACGCCGCGCAAAGTTGCGTTTGCAGAAACGATAGACCGCCTTCGTCTTATGTCCGCTATCAAACGCCGCGCACGTCACGCCAATATCAACGCCAGTCGGATGCGTGAATTTCTTGGATAGATAATCTTCAACTTGCTTTTGCACGTCCGGCAAATCAAAGTCGCCGTAGATGACGTGTTTTTCTATCCCCCAAGTTTCTTCTTCGTCGCCCCATCCAAGGATTTCAAGCTCGACGCGGTCTTTCTGAATGTCTGCCGCCGCCGTGAGCAAACAAACTTCTGCGGGCAGGTCGCCTTCGTAATCTTCGCAGCGTTCAAGCAGTGGACTCCATAAGACTTGCTCCGCCGCTTCTTCCCATGACTCGTTTAGGAAAATGTTCGTCCAAACGCGCAAGGTTTCTTTCCCGCCTTTTTTCGCGGTGAGAAAGTTTTCTGCGAACTGGTGGAGATAGGATTTGAACGCCCGCTTTTTTCCGATGGTTTGATATAGGCCGGAAAGCAGCCGCCCGCGAATGCCTTTGAAAGGCGCAGTGGCTCGCCATTCGGCTCGCAATTGATTAACTGAAGGGTTTTCAGGATGTCCGCTCGCGATGGCTGCAAGCCTTTGTTGGTCACTCCATTCGCCGCCGCATTTTTCGCATTCATAAATTGTTTTCTCCGTGTCGCTGATTTCGCTGCCGTCCGATTGCTTGAATGTCCATTTCACATTTGACCATTTCAAAATCTGGAAATGTCCGCACTCATGGCACGGCAAAAAGTAATGCTGCTTGTCGCTGCGCTCGATGATGTCCTCGATGCGCGACATCCCCTTGATTGTGACGGTAGATGATTTAAGCCTAACCGCATCGTGAAAAGTAATCGTTGCGCGGTCGCCGAGCGCAACCGGATCGCCCTCGGTCGTCGTCTCAAACGCATCCACCTCATCCTGAATTGAAATTTTCTTTGATCGTTGTCGAAATCCCGACGGAGAATTTGCGCCAAGAGCCGTCAGGTTGCCACCCGGAAACTTCCGGTTCATCGTCGTGCTTTCAGAATCTTTGGCGCGCGGCTCGATAAGCTTGCCTTTCAGTCGCGGCGTCTCTTTTGTTGCCGGAATGAATTTTTCCCGCATGAAGCTTTTTGCGCTGTCTAGCGTAGGATAAACAACCTGCATCGCACACGGAGCGTGGTCAACGTGATAGCCAAGGATGATGCATATATCCAGCGTCTTGCCGAGCTGGGACGCGATTTGCCATGCGATTTCTGAAACATTCGGGTCAAGCGGGTCGTCCAGCATTTCCCTTTGGTAGGGCATCCGCGAACAATGGTATTTACCCGGCTCGGCATTGCCTTCCGCCGGAAGATAAAAATACTTGTCCGCCCAAGTCGAAACCAAAAGATGTTCCGGCGGCTCAATTATCCGCGCCAGTTCACGCAATGATTTTGGTAGGCCGCTGGTCATTTAAGCAAAGTTAGCGTTGTTCAATTAACTGTTGGGCGTCATAGCAACGTCCCCTCTAATTCGCGGCGGATTCGTTCGCAGGCGTTGTCGAAGTGCCGCTTGTCCTTCTCCACGCCGATGAAATTCATGCCGAGCCGGATGCAGGCTATCGCCGTCGTTCCGCTGCCCATGTATGGGTCGAGCACGGTTGCGCCTTTCGGCACGCCGAGTTGTTCCAGCGTCCACGCCATCACGCGCACAGGCTTTTGTGTCGGGTGTCCGACGCGCTCGGCGTTCGTCGCCGCGATGCTACATGAGATTTGCCGGGTGTTGCGGTCTTGGTTCGTCCATGCGAGTTCCGCGTTTGCCATTGACGGCACAGCATCCGGCTTGTGCCAGACCAGCCAGCCACGAGACAGCGGAAGCGGGTAGTAGTTCCCGCCCCAGATTGCCACGAGCGGAGCGAGGCCTAGCAGTCCGTCCACTTCGCCGGGTTCGTTGTCCCACGATTCAGCCACCTTTCCGGCGCGGCGTTGCCACTTGGTCGGTTGAGCCGCGAAGCCGATGCCATACGGCGGGTCGGTCACTACCGCGTCACACGCGAAAGGCAGCACGTCTTTGCAGTCAGCATGGTAGAGGACGCACCACGAATGACGCCCAACCAGACGCTGGAGCGAATGACTACCGCGTTGGCAGTCATCGGCGAGGCGAGGCGTTGTTGGCGCGGTAGTCATGCGGTCAGCTTTTCGTTGACCTAACATTTCAAAACCTCAATTCCTTTTTCGTCGCCTTCCAGTTCGGCTTGCGCGGCGGCGTAGTTTAGTTTCTTGCCAAGCTCACCCAAAGCGCCGCGCACCTCATCATCAACCGCCGCGCGCTGCGGCTCGGTCAATCCAATCTTGCTTTGAACATTATTCCCGACGCGTAACATTCTTTGCTTCCACGTCACCGCGATTTCTTCCCATGCGCGGATAACTACCGGAGCGGAAATGTCATCGCCAGACTCTTGCCGGTCTTTGCGCTCTTCACGCTTGGCTTTCGCAAGGTTAAGCCGCTCGACTGCCGGTGTGGTGTTTTCTTTCTTGCGATTCAGCAAGCCTTGAATCGCGCCCTTAAAATCTATCATGCCACCATCTAATTTCGGAATGTGGCCGTCTTCCGCAAGCTGGTCAATTCGGCGAGGCGTGACGCCAATCAGTTCAGCCAACTCTTTGCGGTGGATTTTTTTGGGAAGGGTCACGCTTTAGCCTTTTTCTTTTGCCAAACTTTCTTCGCCGCCGCCGAATGATTGCCGCCGTCTTTATGGCTGCGCTGAAATTTTAATCCGAAGTTTTTTTGAAAGTCTTTTGCCATCGCTGACAGCCATGCCTTGCCAACCCCTATCTGTTCGCCTATCTGCTCGTAGCTCTTATTTCCAATCATGTCTGGCTTAACCAGTGCCGTCATCGCCACAAACCGATTCTGCGCGGCCTTCGGGTGGCGCGGCGTAAATCCGTTCGCCGTCTTTTCTGTCCAACACCAAAAGAAAACCGAGTCCATCAATTCCGCCAAGCCCTTTAACTTTTCCAGCCGCTCCCAATCTTCCGGCGAAACGTCGCCGCCGTCAGTAATTGACAACCGCCGATAGACATCCGGCATTTCGGACTTGTCCACCCCTTCAAGGTGTCCAGTCTCATTAACGATTCGTAGTCCGTCTATCCCGTGGGATTCGTCGTTCATGTTGGAATTGACTTTGTTGTTAAATTGTAGATTTGTCAATACATTTGGGGATAACATACTTGATGTAACTAAATGACGAACCGTTCCTTCTTCATGTAAAGACGGCACATATTTCCGGGCGGGATTCTGAACTTCGTGCCGTGATTGCGTAGAACAGCACTGTTTGGCTTTGATTCGCGGGCATCAAAGTCTATGGCGATTGTCCCTTGCTCCAACTCATAGGCCAAAAGGCTCAAATGCAAATCCTCAAAACAGTCCGCTTGCACGAACCGGATTTTGTTTCCGTCCCGCTCGCCCTTAACCAGCAACAAACGCCGCAGCTTGCCCGCTGCGATGCCTAAAAGTGTTTCGTGCGACCAATACGGGATAGGGTCGTTGCCTTCTGATTTCAGCGGACGCACAAAGATTTGATTGGCGTCGTCTTGCACCTTGAACATATCCGATTTGCCCGAAACCGTGTGGCGCAAACCCTTCCGTCCTTCGGCGTCAAGCCAGCCGTATTTTCTCACCAAGTAGAGCATCACGTCTTTGGGTTGCGGCTCTTTGTGGAAAAGCGTTATCAGGTTCGTTTTGGCCGTGTAGTATTTCAGTTCCCAGCCCATCGAATCGGCAATGTCGAGATTGCCGGTTGTCAGGCCGAACAAATCTTCAAGAAAGTTTCCCGGTCCGCCAGTTCCGGCAGTGCGGGCGGTAGCTGGCAAATCATACCAGCCGTGTTGAAGTATCGCTCGCAACCGTGTGAACAATTCCTTCTTGTTTCGTGGCGGGTGCGGAGGATAGTCAATGCTCATTTTTTGATGTGGCGACGCGCTACTTCTATGCGTTCGCGGGCAATCTTGCAATAGTCTTTTGAGATTTCCAACCCAATCCATTTGCGACCGCACACCTCGGCGGCAATCGCCGTTGAACCGCTGCCCATGAATGGATCAAGGATGATTTTGGCCGTAGTGGATTCAATACAGCGTTGCGCTAGTTCAACCGGAAATGGCGCGGGGTGTGGATTATTCACTTCTTGCGGGATAACCCAAACGTCGCCAGCGGCGTTCGCTTTGTCGGCAAGTTTGAAGTCCGGTTTGCAAATCAGATAAATCACTTCATACGTCGGCAGGAAATATCCGGCATTGAAATTGATTCCCCCCGCACGTTTCCAGATAATGATTTGCCGCACTGGAAAGTCCTTCACGATGTCGGAACGGTCTTGCAACTTACCGTCTTGGACGCGCCACTTGTGATTATAGAAAATCGCGCCGTCACTCCGCAAAACGCGCATCATGGCCGAAAGGCAATCACGCTGCCATTTCACATATTCTTCATGCGGCATATCGTCCGAATGAGACTCGTAGCCTTTCATCAGTTGCGCTTTTTCCCATTTGCCGCCACTGCCGTTTTTCATGCCGTTGCCAGTGGAGTTGCGGAGATTGTAGGGCGGACTGGTGACAATCAGACCTACGGATTGCGCGGGCATTTTGTCCATCAATTCGGTGCAATTACCGCAATGAACATTCCCAAACCATTGCTCCATTTGGCGGTCGGGGACAGTGGTTAGCGCGGCTTTAAGCAAGCCGTCCATCGTCGTCGGGATGTGCGGGAAGTTTTTCATGCCGTTAATTCTTGGTAAGTCAAGCGAGAGCCTACAACTGATTCCAGAACGGAATCAAGCCGTTCCCCACCGTCGAGTTTTAGCATATTCCACCGCGTCTCAAATTCCGCAAGGTAGCGCGGCAAATGTTTCCATGTGAAGTGGTGGAAAGTTCCGTAATAACCGCGCTTGAGCATTGCCCAAAACGATTCAATGCCGTTCGTGTGCGCTTTGCCCACAACATATTCGCCCATTGAATGATTCACGCTCGTATGCTTGTAGTCTTTCAAGCCGAGATACGAGCGGTGGTCGTCGGTGTAGAGCGTAGAGCCGGGCACCACGTTCGTTTTAATAAACGCATGGAGATTTTCGCGGCTAGTATTATCAACCATTGCCGTTTTCACCTTGCCGCCGCGCTCACGCGCACCAACCACCGGCTGCTTGCCAACCGTCCCGCGTCCAGCTTTCAACCGCTGGCTGCGATGCTTATTTTTTTCTTTGCCGCCCATGTAAGTTTCGTCGGCTTCAATCGTGCCGGACATTGGGCCGCCAAGCGTGGACATTGAAGCGGCAACTTCGCGGAGACGGCCAAGCATAAACCAAGCTGTTTTTTGGGTGACGCCAATCTCGCGTCCTAGCTGATAGCTGCTTATCCCTTTCCGGTTCGTTGTAATCAGCCAAGACGCGGCAAACCATTTTTGCAGCGGCAGGCGGCTTTCTTCAAAAATCGTGCCCTTGCGGACAGAAAATGTTTTTGCACAATCAGAGCATTTGTAGCCGCGATCTACATTGTAAATTTTGCGGTTGCTTCCGCAGCACGGACAGATTATCCCTTTCGGCCAGCGGAGTTTTTCAAGATGTGCGACACATTCTTTTTCAGACGGAAAAGTTTTTAGAACATCTAGCAAGCTCTTGTATTTCGGCTCTGTTTTCATAATCAGTTACTTTATGTAACCAGATTACACCGTTTGTCTAGTGTCGTCAAGTATATTATCCCCATACATTTCTACCGAAGTAAAATCCGGCTGAAGATACCGCGCAAGCCAGCCCGTCATTGGACGTTAATACGACCTTCGTTAAAAAATAAAAGGAGTCTCGCGCCGCTTTACACATTCGACCCTTCCGGCTAACCAAGAGAGACACGAAGGATAACCCGCCGAATGAGCATGGATGGGGGGATTGTTTCTTTAAGTTAATTTATTCAACTTCCATGCCAAAACCATTAAACGCAACTGAAATCTTGGTTTTTTTTGTGTCCAGCCACTGAAAGCAAGCTTGGTCACCTGTATTATATGGGCTTATGGGAGAACCTTTATCACCAGTTCCTAGCCTCGGCCTCGGTCGTCGTCTGCCCCCTCGCCTCCGCGTTCCAACGCATTTGATAGACAAAGTGCGCCGAGACACCCAAAGCGGCTGAAAGCTCCTTAACGGTCAACTGTGCGTCATTGGCGATAGTTGGGGCGTTGCTCATTGATTCGTCCTTTCAGAATAATCTTTCGTGTCTATCCCTACGCAAATGTTATTTCCACGAATCAACCGAGAGAAAATACGCCCATCAATCGCTTTGATGCCTTCCGCGTCCTTGTTGCTGGTTATCAGCGTCCAACGGTCAATGCGGCAACCTAGCAAAGTGTTTAGTTCCTCGGCAGCAAATCCAGACGGATCGCGCTCGGCTCCGATGTCGTCCAGAAACAGAACCGGCCAACGCTGCATCTCCCTCCTCATTTCAAACGAATCGCCAGCGCGTAATCGCTGAACAAATTCAGGCCAGAAAACAACCTGCGCGAAGTAGTCCATGCGCGACCAGTCAGACATCTGTTTGGCATAATTCCAAAGCTGACGGCAAATGTGAGTCTTGCCAGTCCCGCTGCTGCCGATGAGTGACAACCAACGCGGCGACTCTTTAGCCTTAAACGCGGTAGCCCATTCCTGCGCGGCGGTTGCGGCCTTGATTAGTTCGGGGTCGGCGCGCGTCTCAAAGCCGAGCCATTCAGCGAACTTTGGCTTTAGCGGCATCGGAGAGCGGGGCGGCGTTGTAAGTTCCTGAATTGCGGTCGGGAGCAGTTGGGCGATGGGTAGTGCGGTTTGCATAATTCGGTTTTGGTTGGCGGTCATTGGCTGACCATGAAATTAGTTTGTGTTTCCAGTTGATGAGTTTTCCGTGCTGGTTAGTCCAAAGCTGATTGCCTTCGTGGTGGTCAAAAAATGTTTTAGCGGAGGATTCGGGGACGGCTCGGATAGCAGCTTCGGCTTTCACATCTTCCCAAGTTGGCAAGTTCGCATCCGCGCTAGTGTGTGTGTGTGTTATATTATTCTCTTCTCCTCTCTTCTCCTCTCCTCTTGCCGTAGAAACTTCCGAGACACTAGCTAGTTTCTCCGTAGTTTCTCCGTAGATACTAGCTAGTTTCTCGCTAGTCTTTTTGTAATAACCCTTATTTTTGCCCTTTGCGTAGTCGCTTTGCTTGCTGTCCCATCCCGCGATTTCAATAAAGCCGTCAATGCGCTTAATGTAGCCAATGCGCTCTAGTAGGGCTATGGACTGGTTAAAAACAGGCACGGAGCAGTTAATCTTTCGAGCAAACCCAATCAATTCAAAGTCGGCATCCGACCAAGAAAATCGGCACGATCTGTTTTTAGATGCTTCCGAGAGAATCACTAGCCACACGCTAGTCACTAGGGGCTGTTCGCACATGGCAAACTGCATCCCCTTTGAGTCGAGCATATCGTTGTGAATTTTGAACCAGTCAGCCATAAAATTCTAAAATTGATTTTGAAACTCAATCCGCTTTGCCAACGGCGGTGAAACTTCTACCGTAATCACCGGATTAAACCGCATTCTTGAAGATGGACACGGCACGCTCTTGGCATCCGCATGGCAATAGCCAGCCGTCGTTTCCATATTCTTGTGACCCATTACCTCTTGCAACGCCTTGATGTTGATGCCCGAATCAAGCAGATGCGTAGCAAAACCGTGGCGCAACTCATGCGGTAAAACGAAAATCCCCAACCGCCGCCGACTTTCCCTCACCGCCTGCTGCACATAATCCTTGAGCATGTGCCATCGCCCAATGACCTTCGTGCGCGGATGCGCGCAAGTCCGATGCGCCGGGAATACCCAAGCGTGCTGCCAGCTAAACCGCATTTCAGGGTATTTCTTACCAAGCTGATTCGGCAGATGAATTGGAATCTTATTGCGGCAATCCATTTCAAACGTCCGGTGCGCGATAATGAGTTGCCGCTGAAAGTCCGCCACTAATTCATCGGGTAAGGCGATAATGCGATCCTTTTTGTTCTTGGCCGCGTGAATGAAGATTTCCCGTTGTTCAAAACGAATATCTTTTACTTGCAACGCCACCGGCTCACCCACCCGCATCCCCCGCTCATATAAAATCCGCGTGATAAAATTGGTCGGATACCCGCCCACATCCCGCACATCCGCCAGCAACCGCCTCACATCAGTGACCGAAGGCGCATTTCGGATTTGTTTAGGTTTCGTCGCCCGCAACGCATTCACATCCTTCAAAGGTTTTTTCAATACATCCTTGTAAAACCAACAGATAGCCGCAAACGCCACATCCTGCGTGCTGACCGAGCAATCATCCACCAACACCATTTGCGTCAGCCAATTCTCAAACTTCTGTTCACTCGTCAGCTTGACCGGCTGTGTGTAAGCAAACCGCAGGAATCGGCGCACATAGCCAAGATACTGCTGCTCCGTTGACCAAGCATTATCCTGTAACGCCATTACCGCCCGACCCTTTTGGATCAAAGCCTCAATGTTCTGCTCGCGGATTTGTGGATTCATTATGCTAAGGAGTTTTTGTATAAACACTGTTCGGCGTGATGGTCACTCGCACAGGTTTTGGAATCCGCCAGCCATGCGGTTCGCTTTTCAGGTCTGGCCGGGTGCGGATGTAGCTGTATTCTTTTTCGATGAAGTCCACGGCTTGCTTTCTGGTTTTGAATATCGCAGGCAGCAGTCCGCGATGGATGATGTGTCGCGTCTCGCCATTCATTTTGTTTGCGCTTCGCCAGATAGCCGCCCACGCCGAACAAGGCGCTGCTGCCAACAGGGTGGGGCGTTGACGTTTTGGTTTCATTCGTGAGTCTCCTTCGCCCCACCCTGCGGCAGAGCTTGGTCGTTGGAGTGCCGGACGGTGCGTTTCTTTTTCTTCGGCCTCCCACCGAGTTTGCCATTCTCGCGCACGGCGGCAGTCTTGGCTTTCGACTTTGCCAAACCGCCGAGGCGTCCGAGGGATTGAGCAGCGGGATTCACGGTTTAAGATTACAGTTATATTCCGCGACAAACTTTTCCGCTTCTTCCCTCGACGGAAATGTTTTGAATACGGTTTTGGAATAGATGCCAATCACCACCTCGGCGACTTTGCCGTTGAATGAGTAGCACGCAATTTTGTTTCGGAGTTCGTTGTTCGTTTTCATGTCTAAAGAATAACCTAACCGCTTTGGATTGCAAGAAGTATTTGCATTTATTTTTAGCATCACGAAAGCCTTGATTTTGTTGACGATTAAGGCCGGACGCTCCAACAAATCAGCGCAGCCAATGAGTGCCGCGTTGACGGTTTTCGAGAAATCGGGCATCGTTGGCGCGTCACTCATGGCTGGCTTTTGCGTTCAAATCTTCGTCAAAATATTCGCGCTGGTTTTGGTTTCGGTCACACCGGAAAGCAGTTCGTCTAGCTTGGCGTCTAACGCCTTTCCTTTTGCTCCGGTCGCGGTCTTGAGCGCGGTCTTGAGCGCGGTCTTGCCAACGGTAATACATTCGGCAACAAACTTATCTTGAGTGATGCCTGCGGCTAAAGCGCGGCTGAATACCGTTTGCGCGTCCGTGATTTTCTCCGTCTCGCGTCCGGCCTTGAGCGTCCAACCTTCCACGGCTTCACTGGAATCAATGCGGCGGCGAACTTCGGCGGTTGCGGTTTCTTCGGCCAAGCGGACAAGGGATAGGAATTTTCCGAGGCGGTCAGATGCCAAGGCTTTAATTCCAGACTCAACTAATTCCGGTTCACCTACGACATTCTTGATTGGCAAGCTGGCGTTTAGAAACTCCTGACAAGTCGGCTTGGCCTTGCAATACTGACATTGCTTGTCGCCCGGTATGCGCGGCGACTTCGGATCATTGCTCGCCACAATTCGCGTTTCCATTTCGCCAAGCGCAACAATCAACGCCATCTTGTCGTATTCGCACGGCTCTGGCGTCATCGTCACCCAAGGTTGAATTGGCGCGACATAAACCTTGTCTAGTCCGTATTCAATCGCGGCCAAAACTGCCAAATCGCGCAGTTGCAAATTGCGGGAAGATTCAGCGACTTCGTTCCGGCCAGTCTTGTAATCCAGACAAAGACCAACCTTGCCATAGACATAAACCACGTCCGGCTTGCCGCTGTGTTTGAAGCCGCCGAAATCTGACCAGATACGTTGCTCGCGGCGACACCACGGCTTGTTATCGCCAAAAATCTTTTCAAGTAAAACCTCCTCAATGGCCTTGCATTTCAAAGCGGTTCCAAGCTCGTCGTCGGACAGTGCGGAAATTTTTTCCTGCGATTCAAGCGCGGCATGAATCCGATTGCCGCTTTCCGCGTCCGTGGACTTCTCGCCTTCGGGCAAGCCGCGTTGCGCTAGATGCCGTCCGTGGCAAAGTAAGTCGGCCTCCGCGCTGCTCGCGCTAGTCATGCCTTGTCGTTCGTCGTTAATCATAAAATTGTTTGTGCGTGTTTTGGGCGACATACGCACCCCGTCGCCTCCTCCGGCTTGCGCCGAAATTACTTCTTGCCGTAAAGTTTGATGATGTTTGAAAGCGTCTTTACCTGCGCCAAGACTTCGCAGACAGATTCCGGCAATTCGTCGTAGCTCGCCCAAGAATCCGCACCCTTGGCAATGTTCTTGTTGGTAATGTAATCGCGCACGTCGTCAAACGGCACTTTGGCTTCCGTCAACATCCGCGCGACAAAGGCTTTGGCTGTTTCTTGTTCTGGTGATGGTTCTGCGGCAGGCGCACTATCGCCCATCGGTATTTCGTCGGCTTCAACCGCAGCGGGCTTGTCAAAGATGGGCTTGGCCGCTATGGGTTCGGATAAAATGGAAGCAGAATTAAACGGAGCATCTTCGTTTTCCATCGCATCAGCGACTTCCGGCGAAAGCGTAATCCACTTGGACGCACGGCGGAAAACGGTGTTGTGGGTCGGAACCATGCTTTTTCCTGCCAGATAGGTTTTTGAGTTTCCGCTTACGGCAATGCACCGAGTTGGAACAGACGCAATCATTTCAATGCTCTCAATAGCCCTGTATTTGGCGATTTTGCGCGGCTTAAAATTGGCGATTTTGCGCGGCATCTGCGAAGGGCAAGCGGTGGGTTGCCAGCCAACAAAATGAGCCTCACAAACGACTCCAAACCCATTCATTTTTTTAATCCCAACTTGAGGCACATCGCCAAGTGAAGAAACCAGCTCCGCTACGGCGGCAGACAGTTTTTGGTTTTTATTGTAGAAATGAACTCGACCGCGTTGCTTGTCAATGTGTCCGTCCGAATCAACAAGTCCAGCGAGCAATGCAAGCCGCTGCTCTTTTGATGCTCGCAAATAAATTTCGGGAACGTGCTTATTTTGAAGCACGCCAAGGGATCGCAGGTCATCTAAAAACCCGCCCTTCAATCGAACGCACAAAGCCCCACTCCGTTTATCAACGCCAATTTTACCGAGTTTATACTTTGAATCTAATGCCATTTTAACAACATGGTCTTTGTCGGATGCTCCGCAGGTAATTGAGGCAGCCCTTGACGTTCCATCGCCAAGCCAATAGCCAAAAAGGTATGGGTCTATTGGCAGAACCGACTCGCAAATTTCAAGCGCTCCCTGCATTGGAACCGTAACCGAAAGTCCTTCCTGCTTCGCTTCGTAAAGTTCGTTAACTGTGTGCGATTTGTATTCGACTTTATTTGCATTAGATTTTCCAAATCTGGAAACCCACTTATGCTCATCATCACAAACAATGCTTTCCCCATTTGAGAACGCAACCTTAAAGCATTGGAGTTTTTTGATTTCGGAAACCGCCAAAACCAAAACCTGAACCCCATTCATATCAAAAACAACTTGTCCTTTTCTGATTTCGCCCATAGTTGTCCATCCTGATGAAGTTGGAATTGGCGTGTCCAAGGCAAGCCCCTTCTTCGCCATTTCGTTGTAATCCGTCACCCACGGGCCAGAACCGCTTGCCCTGCTGCGTTTTTTGATAGCGTCAATTTCGCCTTTGGTCATTACGTCGGTTTGTGTGCTGCCGTCCTTGAACGTGATAGTGGCATAGGCCGCATACATCGCCCCACGTTCGTTTTTCCAATCAATCTGATGTTTAACAACGCCGTTTTCCCAAGAGAAATTATCTTTGTCGCAAACCACTTGGGCAAATACGCCGGACACATCGCCGGAGCGTTTGGCAAGCTCGACGATACCTTTGTAGTCCACTATCAACGTGCAGACATTGCCGTAAGGAATCAGGTGCGCGCGGCGTCCGTCCGGCTCAAGGCCGAGCGCGGAGCAGTTCAACATACATTGAATAACGCTTTCCGGTGTGCAGTCGAGCAGCTTGGGCGTTTTCATCAATGCCGTCAGGCCAACGCGCACAAATCGGTCAGGCGTCATGTGCTTGGGCAGCGACAAGGCGATTTGCTGTTTGAAATAATCGCCCGCGATTTGCTGGCGTAGAGTTTGAGTTGGTGCGGATTTTGCGATTGCATTTGTCATAGTTTTGTTTTGGTTGTTGGTTAAATTTCAGTTATTTCGATAATAGTTCTTTCAGTTTCGCCCTTGAGAGCTTTCCTCTGCGTGGTTTCAATGCTGATTTTTTCCGGCTCGTCTCCTTCAATAATTCGGCAATACCGGAGACAGTCGAGCAGCCACTTTTCCGAAAGATTGTCGGGATCGAGCAGGCGTTTTCGGACAGAGACAAAGCGGATAAAAAGTTTTCCTGTTGCTCCTTCTTGGCTTTTATCCGCCGCCAATGATTCATGCCGAGCAAGGCGTTCCACGACGGCAACCGTCCGGGGACTATCAGCGTCAAGATTGGCTTTGATAAAGGCTTCACTGGCACGGGGAAATTTTGCTTTGATTGCATCGCGGGTCATTTAGTGTGGAAATTTATTGGTTGGTGTCGGGTCAAATTCAAGCAGCACTTTCTTTTCAACTACGTCGCGTTCAACCGAAACAATACCTTGATAAAAATCTTCAATCTCAACACCAGCCGCGAAAACTTCCACCTCGTAGGTTGGCGGCATTGATTTAAGACGATTGATTAAATCTTCGGCAGTCATAGGTCGTGAGTTAAAAACCGCAATCGCCGCGAACGGGGTCAATAAGTGGCTTCATAATTATTTCTTGGAAATCTTTTTAAGCGCGGCCTTCATAACAGACATTGGCACTTCGCCGGTATCAGTTCCGTTTGGCGACACAATTCGGATAGTTCCCTCTTTTCCGTCACCCTCCAACGGCAGCTTCGGCTGGTTCGGATCATCAATGCTATGCGTCGTGCCAAGCGTCTGTTTCAACGACCAAGACAAGTCGCAAGCGTAGCTGGCCGCGTCGAAGTCCACGGTGATTTTGAAGCCAAGCGCAAACTTCGGCTTGGCGTCGTTGGCTTGCGCTTCTTCCTCGGTCTTGTGAATGGCTTTCAGGATGTCCTCTGCGCCTTCTTCAATCAGCTTGCGTAAATCCTCGCTGGCGTTGTCGGCAATGGTTCGGAGTAGTTGGTTCATGGTTTTAGTTTTTTTGTTAAAAAAGTTTCGCTTGGCTATCTATCGTCCAAACTGCGCTAGGATTACCCCTTGCACTCGGACGGCGCACACCGCTCTTAAAAATTCTCCCCTGACCGCTCAATTCCGAAAGGCGCGGAGCAACATCGTCTGGATGCTCTTGGATTAACGCCGCCAATTCATCTGCTGTAAAATCGCCACGCTCGGTCAGCGTCATAATACATTTCATTCTGATGGCATCGGCCTTGCCTTTGACCTTAAACGCAGCTTCCGCGCTAGTGCCGCCAGTCTTAAAGCCCGGTGCGGTTGGATATATGGCGGTTGCGTTCATTGTCCGTTAAAAGCATTCGCTCGGTTCGACTTATGCCCACCCGCATAGCAGGACGACTCATAACGCGGACGCGCACGAAACCGCTCAACCTCCTGTGCGCTGCACTTCGGACAAACGCCGTGTGTTTCCGGTTGATCCGCGCATTCAATCGGCTCGCCCGTGGTGCGGTCAAACCAACCCTTGTGCCAACTGCAATAGCCTTTAATCATTGGCTTGCTCATATTCCTCCTTGATGCCGCGTCGTCATACCGCCGGTTGAATCGCAGGTCATCCACGCGAAGTATTTTCCGAAAGTTGGCGCGTGTGTGGTGCAGTCGTCTTTCAGCGACCGTGCGCTAGTGTGATATGACCGCATTCCGTTTGCCCCTGCTGTCTTGCCAGCCTTCTTCAATGCTCGCCAAGCCTTGCTATAAGCCGAGCGGTTTTTAGACGGCGGCAAACCGTGATGCTTCCGATTGGGATTGATTGGTGCAGCCATAAATTATTTAGAAATCACGGTTAAGAAGAAGCAGACCCATCCGACCACCGCCACGACGACCACCGCCACCAGCGCCAGTTTCAAATGCGCGTTGCTCGCCTCAAGCTCTGCCTTCGTCGGTTGCTGCCAGAATTTGTTTATGGGTTCAAAGGTCATATTATATTGACTCCTTTTTGATTTGGTTTTTAATTGCAATCTCAAGCCAAGCGCAAAGGGTGATGTTGGAAGCGATAGCCGCATGGCGAGCAGCAAAGTGTTGCGACTTCTTTAACTTGACGGATTTGGTGTAATCTTCCGGCTGACAATAGCGTTTCATTGACGCCATTAAATCACAGTTCCTAAAACCGCGCAAGGGGAAAAAGGGAAAAGGGGAAAGATTACAGTTTAACTAATAATTGCGCGTTGGACATTCTAATGTCCAAGCTGACTAACTTTGACTTCACAAACTCCAAGTGCAAGCCCGTTCAACTGCTCGAAAGCCTTTGGTGACAGGTCTATTCTGTTGCCATATTTCTTCGCGGGTTTATCCGTGACGGTGACGAGAACGAAATTGCCGTTGTGCGTGTCGGTGACGAGCAACTTTGTTCCGATGGGGTAAGCGCGAGTCGCGCAGGTCATGGCTTTGGGGTTGAACTTGTGACCGTTGGCGGCGAGTTGTCCGGCGTCGTCAAATTGCTCCCAGCTTGCGGTTAGTATCGTGACTGCTAGGACAATGTTGGTCATACCTATGCGGTTGCGTCTCCATCTTGAGGAATTGCCGTCTGCCGTTCGGCTTCGGCTTCAATAACAAGTTCCGCAATTTTATTATCAATCAGGTATTGCCGCTCGACAATCGCAGCGGCGTGAATCGGTTTGGTGTTGGTGAACTTGGTTGCCATGCCGTCAATCAACACGACGTAAGGCAAGTTGAGTTCGTCCAGATTTAATAATGTCCGCGCCATTAAATCAGCGGTTATCTTAATTTGTTTGCGCGTGGGTTTGCTCATTTTACACAATGCTTCAACTTATTTGTAGTTCCGTGCAGCGGACAGCTCGCGCTAATCCAAAAGATGCCCGTCCGATCCGCGCAGCCTTTGCCGGAACAATTATCAAGCACGGGGCAGGTGCAACCGAGCTTTAGCGCGGCGGGACTGCCTGGGTTGGGGTGTTTGGGTTTCATTTCTTTTTGATGCGATAAGCCGCTACTGGACGACCGTTAATTCGCCGCCAGACAGGCTCAACTTTTCCAGATTTTATCCTTGCTGAAACAAGTTTGAATGTATGCGATTTAGATTTTCCAATTCGCAGAGCAATTTCTTCGGTGGTCTCTGCCGACTCATCCCAAACCTTGCCGTCGGCGAGTAGGGCGGAAACGAGCATTTGAGCGGAGTTTTTTTTCATAACGGCATCTTAAACTCGGTTTCTTCGCGTGACCATTGGGCGAGCGATAAACTGGCCTTGTCGCCGCTGACATGACCAAACACCATGCCCGGTGACCAAGCTAAAGTTGCGCGGCGTCCTTTGGCGTAACCCATTTTTTGAATGTCGCACGCTGTTCCGACACCGTAGCAAACGGCATCCTCACTCGTGCGGGCGCGGGCGATGCCGGGACGATGCGCGTGAGCCACCACGGTATTACCCCACGTCTCGGCGGTGTCGCGCAAATAGTTTTCCGCGAACAGGTGTCCGTGACCCCACTTGAATCCGCCAAGCTCATACCAGCCGCAACCGTGGACGGTGTAGGGAATGATGCGCGCCTTGCAATGCTTTAACGGCTCCTCTATGTCATCAATGACGGATTGCGCGGCGAGACGAACCATTTCGTTGTGATGTTTAACGAGGTTGTAGGCGCGATCCTCATGGTTGCCGATGCAGAACACCGTGGGCCGAAAGCGCTTTAGTAATTCGCGGCCTTGGCTCAAATCGCAATCCACCGGCTCGGCTTCGTCCTTCGTGCCTTTTGCGCCGGAACGAAACGCCGTAAAATCAAAAGCATCGCCCAGATGGATGCGATGCTTTGGCTTGAATCTTTCCGCGAAGACCAAAATTGCGTCGGTGAAAGTTTTGTTAGCGAGATGCCCATGCGAGCAACCGAACGCTAGAACTGGATCCCATTTGCGTGTGATGTTCATTTTGATTTTGGTTTTTTAATTACCGTAAAGCCGACGATGTTGCCCTGTCCGTCGCGCGTCCATTCCACCGACTCGCCAACCTTCACCTTCACGTCAATAAATACTGGCTGCGGGCGCATGGGCTGATTCGGCTGCGTCGCGTTCGGCGCGGGAACAAACCGCCAATTTTCTACCGGCGCGTCTTTGGCAAGGCGGGTCATTTGTATCTTTCAGGATTAGATTTTATCGCCGTCGCCAGACAACTGATGTCCTGGCTCAAGTGCGCGATGGAGCGCCAGTCCAACGGATTCTCCAAAACGACTTTGTTGAGTTGTTCCATCTTCTTTTTCAATCGCGCTTCGTGCGATTTTGTGGTGGTGTTCGATTTCAAATTCGCCGTCATATTGTTCGGTGAAGGGACAGTCCGCCTTCATGTGGCCGATTTCGCCACAAGTCGCGCAGAATGTTTCGGATGCGTTCACATTATTTTCGGTCGTCGCGGTAACTGCGCCAGCCGCCAAATTTCACACCCTCGTAAATCGTCTCGATGGTCGGTGCGTCCACACCGCAAATTTCCATCGCCTCCTTGAGCAGATTGTCGCAGTCCAGCTTGGGCAGATCGGCGGTGACTTTTAAGCCGTTGATGTCCTCTAGGAGCGTGTTGCGGTAGGCGGCATCGTGCAAAATGGCCGGCAACCAGTAATCGCCGAACGGTGGCAGGAGCGACCACATTGCCGACGGCGTGCTGGCTCCGTCTGACATCGTGCCTTCGGGGATGATGAATACGCGACCATCGCGCGCTGTGTAAGTCACCGGCTTGGCGAGCTTCACATTGCGTCCGTCGAGCGTGAGGACACTGACAATTCTTGAATCAAATCCCGCCATAAAATTATTTTGAAAACCCAACGCAAGACACGGACTGAACAGGCTTGGTTTTATTAGTTAGCCAGCCAAGGCCAGCCGATGATTAGGTGATGCCCGCTGCCGTGCCTTGCGTTGAACTGTCAAAAATCGTATAGCCGGAGGGTCTTGCGACCTTTCCACGCGGCTATCGCGCGTCCGCGCGGAGTTCTGGCAGACTCCGGTTATTGCCAGATTAAAAATTGTGACTGAATGCCGCCATGCCGCAGATATACACGCCATCCGCTGCGGCATCGCCACCGCTGCGATTCTCGTAAAAGCCGCCCACATTCAAGCCCCATGTCTTTGAAAGCGTGAAGCGGTGACTCGCGCCAGCAACAACAATCTGACCAACCTTGCCGCCACCTGAATCAATCAGCACAGCGGTGAACGGCGTGACTTTGAACGTCGGGAAGCCGATGTTTTTCAGCGGGTAAATGTCGGCCTTGAGTTGTAAGCCGCCTTTGACAAAGTTGTAGGAGGTTGAACCATTCACGCGCACGGCGTCGTAACCGAGGACTGCGCCGACGTTGCCGGTGAGGTTGTAAATGTAATCCGCAAAGGCCAGATTTTTGTTGCCCTTGATGCCGCGACCAGCACCGATGGCCACGGCAAAGTTGGTGCTGACCGTGGTCGCATCCCAAATCTCTTGTAGCCCGTGCGACAAAGACGGGTCAACCTTAACGATGCCGCTGGTGAAGTCGGCAGGAGGGTTGGTGGATTGCCCGTGCGCTTTCGGACAGCCGACGTAGAGCAGTCCGGCGAACAAAGACAGCAGGCAGATTTGAATGAGTTGATGACGTGCGAGGGCGGGGTTATGTTTCATAATTTTATTGGTTGGTTTCCGGCGGCAACGGCGATTGTTTGAGGTAGAACGCCGCTGACAAAATCGCGGAGAAAATGAAATTGACGGCGACCAATCCAACCAGATGCCAGATGCCGCTCGCGTTGGTAAAATTGAATTTCTCCGGTGCAAAGCCCATGCCGGTCAAGCCGCTAACCACGGCCTGCGCGCCGCCGCCAATCATTGCCGCGCCTAAACCGTAGAGCCATTTTTGCGTCGTGTTTTTCATGGTTTATTTTCCTTTGATATATTCGACAAACAACGTCGCGCCTGCGCCAATCACGCCGCAAAGAAAGCCAACGGTGGCAATCACCCCCGCCCGCTTGTTCTCGGCCATTTCCAGAATGGCGAGGCGGCGGTTTTGGTCGGTGTAAGCCTTGAGCACCATGTCGAGCTTGGTTTCAATTCTGGAAACCGTGGCGTTCATCGAATGTTCGTTGTATTCAACCGTGTCCATAAAATTTAGTTTCCAAAACTAATCGCCGCCACGATGACGGAGAAGGCCGAGCAGTCTGGTCGGATGGTGGTCATTACGCCACATTCCAGTTCGCCGTCAGCACGACATTCTCGCCCGTCGCGTCCAGATTGAAATGGCCGCCTGAAAACGCGATGGTGGCGTAGCCAGTCGGCACGTCCACAAAGCTGCCGATGCTGGCTGCGGGGACGGTCAGGTTGGCTTGACCTTGAACCAGAATGTTGCCGTCGGTGTCTGGCGCGTTGATTGCACCCGATTGCATCTTGGATTGCGCGAGCAGCGACGTGACGGCACTGGCAGGTAACGTGGTGACGGTGGTGATTTGCGCGATAGTGGTCATAGAATTAGTAAGGACACCAAGTTGCGGTTGGACTTCCGGCGGAATACGTTTCCGAGAAGTATTCATTCGGCTGCAATGGAATGGTGACATCCGTTGCCAGAGTGAAAATGGTTGTGCCGTTCTTCTTGATGGCCGTGGCGGTCACGCCTATGCCGTTGTCTATGAACACGAAGATGTTTTTACCAAATGTATTCGTCCAGTTCACCGTTGTAGCAGGAAACGAAATGCTCGACGGCGCGAGCGTGTTGGAGGCAAAGGAGGCAAAACCCACATTAGCAGAAATCAAACCATCAAATTGGTTTGTTCCAGTCCCAGTCCATATTGATTTTGGCCGATTTAATGCCGTTCCAATGGTTCCAACATTGTCGCTGATAGGCAAGAATCCTCCCGAGTAGAATTGCCATCTCAACGAATTTCCCTCGCCAAGCTTTAATGTCGAGTCAAGAGATTTGATGGTGGAAGCAATCACCGTCCCCGTCAAAATCGCGTTGTCGTTCGTCTGTCCTTCGCTAAATCCGTTCGTGGAGACTACGAAATTAAGATTCGTCGGCGTGCCGGTGAAAGTTGGATTGGCAATCGTCGGGCTGACGATGGTGTTATTATTGCTAACCGTTAAAGCCGCCACGCCGTTGAACAAAATCCGCAAGCGATTCGTCCCCATCATTATTTGATTCGTCTGGCCGTTAATGATGGTGGCGATTACAGAATTTGACGGCGTGCTGTAAAATTGATTCGTGCCTTGAATTGAAAGTTCCTGCGCCGTCCCGTTCGTGCTGGCGACGTAGTTTAGCGCGGGCAAGTTGCCGATCGGAACAGTGCCCACAAGATTGTTGGCGTTCAGATTCGTCAACCCGCCGCCGTTATTGTTCGCCAGATTGGTCAACACGGACGAGGCAGGCTGGTCGTTGTGAACCGTATAAACCAAACCCGTTGTCGTCACAGTCGGAATCATTCCGATGCTCGCACCGTTGGTGGAAATTCCCGACAATGGTAAATTAGTTGAGCCACCAAGATTGCCAGTAACCAGACCTTTCAAAATGCTCGTGCCTTCCACCACCAGATTGCTTGCGCCAACGGAATTGGTCGCGCCGATGTGGACGCCGTTGCCGCCGCTGATCATCACCGTGGAGTTGCTTTGGACATTGCCCCAAACCGTGCCGAGTCCGGGGACGTGCGCTTGATACGCGCCCGTGACGGAGTTCGTCCAGATATAGCGGGTGGTTGTGGTGTTGGTGAATAGCGGATTGGGCAGCGCGGCTTCGGGGACGAGGCTGGTCAGTTGCGAGGCATTAAGATTCGTCAAGTTGCCCGCGTTGTAGCTCCGCTGATGGAAACCGTCGTTCGTCGTTTCGAGCCAGCCGAGCGTGTTGGTCGTGCCGTTGTTTAAGACGCCTGCGGGAATGCTGCCGCTGGTTAGTTGTGATGCGCTGAGGGCGGTCAACCCGCTGCCGTTGCCGGTGATTGTGCCGATTGATGAAATTGTTGCTGTCCCATTCGCAAACGATGCGCCGCCGTCAGCATTCAGAGATGAGTGAGGCAGCGTCACCTGTTTCCCTACATACCCATCTGCCGAATTATCCACAATCCCGCCAGAGGATGCGGGGAGAGTGATTTTTGGGATGGTGGGATTCGGTTGAGATTGAATAATAGAAACACCGTTAATCTTTGCCTGAAAGTTAATTTCATACCCACCATTCCAATCTAGCCAGTTTGTTCCTGTTCCAGAGTTACACTGACCACCAGAAGAATTAGCAGTAGTAGAATAATACCAGCCGCTGTTAATCGTGGTGTCGCGGATTATAAAACTTGGGTCAACAGAGTTAGTATAAATAAACGCTGTTCCTGCTCCTGATTCGTTTGGACGTGAATAGTTGTAATACCACAAACCATTGGTCGCCACAGGAAACGCATTCCCCGTCACCTTAATCGTCGGTGCATTGGCGACGGTGAAGTTGCCAACGAAGTTATTGGCGTTGTTGGTAAAGTTTAATGCGCCACTTGCGGAAATAGTGTCAAAAACCGCCCCGCCCGTGACTTGCAACTTGTTACTGCTGCCGTCGTCAAACGTGCCTCCAACAATGACATTGCCGCGAGGCACATAGGATGGAGAAATTCCAAGATAGGTGTTTCCAGATAATCCAGTTCCAGAGGGGATGCCGCCATGAATGAACACATCTCCTCCGTAATAATTCCCAACCGGAGGGACGACATTGCCGCCCGCCAAATCCAGAGACGCGGCATTATTGCTCGCTACATCATTCGGTCTGATTTTGATTTGAGGATAGGTGGTTTGATTCACGACGCCGGTATTCGTAGATACCAGCCCACTCGTATTCGTGCCCACCGCCACCGTCGCGCCATTCGTCACCAGCACGCCCACGGTCAGGTTCGTGTTGTAAAAGGTGTAGGTCGTGCCGCCGGAGCTTCCTTTTAGCGCAAACATTGCGTCAGCTTGCGCCATGCTATACGCATAAATCCCGCTGCCGAGATTTGTTGAAATCGTCGTATAATCCACGGCATAAACTGTGATGGAAATGTTCGTTGGAAAGTAGTTCGTGAACTGAAGCGTCACCGTCGGCGGTTGGATCGACGAATAATATTTCACCAAATACGAAAGCCCGGAAATCATCGGGTTTGTATATTGCGAAGTCGTCACGACCCGCTTCACTTCATCGCCGACGACGTAAGACTTGTTTAGCGCGTTCAAATAAAACGGCTGGAAAGAAACCTGCTTAACGGTCTGTGTTTGGCCGAGGCCATTCACGAAGGAATAAATCACGTTGATGTTCGTTTGCGCTTGGCAAACAAACTGTGTCAATAAAAGCGCAAAAACGATAATCCGCGTCATCATAATAAAGTAAAAGTCAATTTCCACACCCCTGACACGGCCTCTGCCCTGTCGCCTTCTGGATCAAGTCAGCCACGGCATCGTCAATGATTCCCGCCGGTATCGGCGGCGAGTCCTTGATGGCTACCGGCTTCGGTTTCTCGATGGGCTGCGCGTGAACGTGGATTTTCTTTTTCATTTGATGAACTTGGCATATTGCGATGAGAAACGACCAGACGCATTCACGTTGTCACGAATCGCATTGTAAGTTCCCCAATCGCTCGCGCAATCGGTATAGGCCCCACCTTCGGGGCCGGTGTAGCTGCCAGCGGTCTGAATGCCTTTTTCGACGTTGTAACCGTTCCATTGTGGAGGCAAATGGACGTTGTGTGCGGTATCGTATTCGAGCGTCACACCGGAGGGCAGCGCGGGCGCAGTTTCCGTGCCGCTCCAACCGCCATTCGTCGGCAATGAGGCGCGGGCTTCCACCATCGGCGCGTGCGGATAATAACGATTGGTCGAGGTGTCGCCTTGGCCGCTGCCGTTGTCTTGGTTCCAGCCAAAGTGACCGGCTTCGGATGCGGGATTGAACGGGGCTTGCCAAAATGGGTCGGTCATGGTGGTGGCAATCATGCCCATGTAATACGTCCCGTAAGTGGCATCGGCGGCGAGCGTGGGCATGGTCACCAAGTTCTGGGTGGCGAACTTTTCCAGTGAGCCAGCCACGCCACCCACCATCACCGGGCAGCACGGCGTAAATTTAATGTTGGCATCAATTGCGCCGTATGACGTGCAGCCGAGTATGCCCGTTCCCGGTGTCGTGCCACCGAGCCAGACGGTTGAAACGGAGGTCGCGGCTTCGAGGGCGGCTTGGCGCGTATTAAAATACCAACGGACTTTTACAAAATCGCCTTTCGGCGTGTCATCATCCCACCACGGTTTCATGTCGTGCGGAATAAGATACTTCGCTGCCATCTGGTCGCCGTCGCACGTTGCGGTCAGGTCGCCCACATTCGTCTTGGTGAGAGTGACGGTGGTAATCAGGTTGTGCGGGTTGCCGTTGCCTGCGTCGGCATCGTAGAGGTCAACGGACTGCGTTATGCCGCTGCCCAAGTCCGTCCAATACGGCGTAGCGGGAATGGTGAAGGTAGTTTTATCCGTGCCAACATCATAGACGCCCGCACAGGCGAGCAAGCCAAACGGCGGCTTGCCCCACCAACGCATCTTGCCGCAAAAAGTTTGCCCCGCGCCGTCATAGTCAGTGGTGTCCACGTCCAACTCTGCCGCCATTTCGGGAAAATCGCAGCCGGTCGGAATGGGTATTGGCGTGCCGTAGGGTGTCATGGAATCTCCTATGACAGTCACCTGCGTAACGCCGTAGCCTTCAATCATCACCCAATCGCCCGTCACGGGTGCGGTTGCGCCCAGCGTTGGCGTGATGATAAGACTTCCGCCGCCGCCCGCGACGAATTTACAAACCGTTGCTTGGTCAACCGCCCACAAATCTTTGCCGTAAGGCCGCGCAAAATTGGCGCTTGGCCAGACTTCTTTGGTGTTCACCTGTTTGACACCAACAAGCGTGTTACCAATTTGTCGCTTCCAAAAGAATGGCAGGTTCGCGTCGGAAGCGATGCTGCCAGCCAGCGTGTCAATCTGCGCTTCTAAAAACGGTTGCCAACGCATCGTCACTTCGGGCAAGTAGGCTTCGCTCGCGTGACCGTAGCATTGCGTTTCCCATTGGTAAGGATTAGCCGAGCCGAAGCTGGTGGTGACGCGACTTTGATAATCGCAACCAAACCAAAAGTGACGGTCGTAACCTGGATTATTGTGACTGATGATTTCGCCTGTCCGTAGATGCGTCGGGAAGCCGACATTTGCCATGCCACCGCCAATGATGCGGGCGGCTGTCCATGATTGCACCCCGTCAACATAGCCCGGTTGCGTGAATTGTTCGTGACCGCCTACAGTGAACAGCCAGAGATAATCTTGAGAATCAATCCAGTCAATCTTTTCAAAGGTCGGCGTCCAGCCCGTCGCCCACGGAGCATGAGTGCCGTCACTGATGGGCGCGTTGTAGTCGTCCATGACGGATGGCATGGTGGTAATCCGCGTCGTTAAATCGCCCGCCACTTCGTCGTAACAACATAACGGCAGACGCGCCATTTGAGCATCGGTGCGGAGTGAACCATTCAACGGCCAGTCGCTCAAATCCCACGAATCCGCCGCTGCTTTCCAATCAGCGTCGAGGTCGACAGCGGTGTATGGGTCGGATAATTCCCATGTGATTGAAAGCGTAACGTCATAGGTATCTGCTCCATACAATGCCGCCACAAAGCTAAACGTATAAGTGAACGTCGTATCATTCAACACCGCTTCGCACGCCCAATCCGAAGTGCCGGAATACGGTTTATGCTGCGTCATGGCTACGTGAGTGGCGGTGTCCACAGAAAAAACCGGCCCGTCAAAACTTGGCACGGTGGTATATTGCGAGGCTTGAAACACCAGCGCGTGCAAATCGAATGCGTTAACTTTGGAACATTTTGGCGGGGCGACGGCTGCCAAGACGCCGCTAATATAGGCGGGGCCGTTTTTGGTGGCGTCAATCGGGCTGTAAAGACAGCGAAAAACATAAGCACCACTCCCGCCACAATCAACGGTGTCAGCCGCTAAACTGCTGGCCGGTGTTACCCCGCTATCAACCGTCCATTGCCCCGTAGTGGCGTCATAGCTGCCGGTGTTGGTATCGCTTTCGACTGTGAAATTATTTTCAACCAGTTCCACGATGCCGCTGGTCTGATTCACCGTTTGTTTTTTTGAGCCGGTGAAATGCGAGATTAACGTGGCTTCAACGCCGGATTTACATTCGGCGTAAAAAGAAAACGTGCATTTCAGCGAACGATAGAGGGTTTGGGTAGGTGATGCCGAAGGCGTGGCCACGCACTGTTCTGGGTCGGTGAACGGGAGCAATCCCTGCCAAATCTTTTTAGCCACCACGCCACGGAAGCCTGATTTCTTACAGGTGCGCGTGCCTACCGTTTCGCCGGTCGTGGTTGGTCGGTAATAGTTATGGTCTTTGAGAATTGTATCGGCTATCTCCACCATGTCGGGAGTGTAACCGTCCACGTTCCGCGTGGAGAGTCCGTTCAAATCGCCAATGCCACCCGCTATCCAACTGCCAATCCAATCTTGCGGGCAAAGGCTGAAATGATAGCCGTCACCGCCGCAATGCGTATATCCCAGTTGCGAATAACGGCCATACGGCGCAGTCTGAATCACCGTCGAGTCAGCGCATGAAGTCGTCTTGCGCACGAGCGTCACATTATCGTAACGCTTCACCACATCGCAACCGCTCCAATGATTTGCGGAAGCGTTCGGGTTATTGCTACCCAAAGCCAGCTTGCGATACGGTGGTGCGAAGTTGCCGGGCATATCAGCAAACGGGTTTGATTAACACCCACTTGGCCGTGCCGCCGTCGAGGTTGCCGGTCAACGGCGTGCCGCTCGGTGCGCCCAAGTCAGATACCGGGTCTTTCGGCACATAATAACCCGAGCTGGTCGCCGCCGGAATGTCCACCAGCGCCAGCCAAATCCCCGCCGTGGCCTGAACGGTTGCCCCGCTCGAATCCAAATCTACCAAGCCAACTGTCACAAGTGGATTTTGCGGCGAAAGATAAGCGCATTTACCTTTGGAGTATGGCAAAGATGTATCAAGTTCAACGTGCGTCGGATACATCCACGGCCAGAGCCCTCCACCCGCAGGCGGAATACTTGGCGGAATAAAATACTTTCCGTCCGCCTTCTGAACAAAGTTCCACCCCTTGATATAAACTCGCTCACTGGTGCACCACTTAACAAGATAGTCCAACCAAACCCATATCGGGCTTTTATCCTGTGAAGGTTTTGGCGGGTTAAAGATTCCCATAAATCAAAGGCGCGTGTTGCCGTAAAGATTCATCAGCCACAAACCGTAATCCCATGTTTGCGTAATGCTCCATTTTCGTTTTGCAACTTGCCGAACAGATGGGGAGTTTTTAATCCAACCATACTGAAAAAGCTGCGAAATCGAAGTGCCGGGAATTGGAATTGCGCCGGGGTCGGTGTCATTCGGAAAGTCAAAAAGAACTGCGGACGGAATTGATTCGGCAGAAATCAAAGTCGCCGTCGAAAAGATTTTACCGATGTTGGCGAATTGAGCAGGATAAATATACTGCGCCGTTACAACTTTAGAATGAGTCAAGACCGGCGCAGGAACTTCAACCTGCTCAACGCCGTCGTAAATTGCTTTTGCCAACTGGATTCCAGCATTAGAAAACGGCGTGGTGGAAATCTTGGGAATAACAAAGTTGCCAGTCGTCGAGTCAACCAGATTAGTTTCGAGCGTGTTTTGTCTTTTCCACGCTTTCAACAACTGAACCTCTGCCGATGCCGCAGCCAGCACTAAAGGGTTGCGGGAATCCAACAAATCTTTCATCGCCTTGTTTGGCACAATCTCCCACGTTTCTTCCGACTCCGTTGCCGCCGAATTGAAGCCGCTGTTGATGAAGTTCCAGTTGTATTCCAGCGTGATTTCTGAACGGCTTCCGAAATTGTTTGAAAATTCGTAATTGATTCCGAGCGCGTCCGCCGACGCCGCGATGCTGTCAATCTGCGCCTGCGATAGCGAAGCGTAAATCACATTCGACCAACGCCCGTCCGACCGCCGTCCGTAGCGATACGGTTGCTGTTGCGGAACTAAAGTGCCGAGTAGTTTTTGAGTGTTAATCATGGGTTGTTGGGCACGTTCATAAGCGAATCGTTCGCCCATTTCATGCTGCTGTCCAAGCTTGGGGGGTGGTAATTATTTTCAGGAAGCTTAAAGTTGTTTGAAATCGCTTTCCTTAACATTATTTCAATGTTGTAAAGAAAATGATTCGTCTGGACGGCGTGCTGCTCCATTCGTGCCGCCGCGTGAACCGCGCCAATGTTTGATCCGAGAAAGTTTCCGACTTTGACAAGTGAATCAGACGCAATCTTTCCGCCACCTTTCATCTTTTGAGCGGTGTCGGCGATTGCGTTGAAATCCGGCTTCGGAGATTTCAAGCCAGCTTCCGCTCTTTCCAGCTTCTCGTTAAATTTCTTAAGCCATTCCGCAAATTTATCACCCGCCGCATTTGCCTGACTTTTCGCATCGTTAAACATTGAATCCGCCGTCATGCCTGCGTTTGCGTTTCCAGCACGACGAATGGCGTCGGCGTGAGATTTATTTGCTGGATCGTCAAGGCTCGCCGCAGAGTTTTCAGCCCCAACCGATAGTGCGCCCAACCATGTAGCCGCCGAAGCAACCTTACCACCAACCCATGCTGAAAACGCAATACAAGCCTGAAGCATTATCAGAATCGCCGGAGCAAGCGCAACGATGATTTCTTGAGAAACTAAATCAATCTCGTCCGCAAAAACTTTCAACCGAGCCGACGTGCTAGACGACATTAAATTCATCTCCTTGCCAAGCTCCTCGAAATCAGTTTTTAGAACGGCGATTCCTTGACCTGCTCCGCGTCCTAAAACTTCCCGCAACGGTTGCGCGATTTGTTCCGGCGAGACGCGCTTAACCGTGTCGCCGATTTGGTGCATAAACAAATCTGCCGCCGTCTTGGTTTTTAAGTCGCCTTTCGAAACGCCGAGCGCACTAAACGCTGCGGTCGCGGATTTGTTGCCACCCAAAGCCTTCGCTCTCGCCAGATTGATTTTTTCCAGCGCAGTCGCCACCGAATCCATCTCCGTTCCGGCATCCTTTGCCGCCTGTCGCAGCAACTGCACCTGCTCGACCGTGGTTCCGAGTCGTTTGGCCGTATTAACTAATTCTTCCGCCGTTTCAATCGTGCGGCGAAAGGCTTGCTCAACCGTGGCCACGCCAATCGCGCCAATCACAAAACCTTTGACGCTTTCGGAAACTGAATCTTTAACGCGGTGCATCCCGCGCTCGAACGAGGCGGAATTTAGCGAGATGGTTGATTCAAGATTTAAGCCCATATCAGTTCAGCGTTGCCAAGTATTCCGCAAAGGCTTTCGCGTTCTTGTCGCCCTGCGCTTCCATCGCGGAATAATCTTCGTGCGAAATTAAACGCACCGAGCCTTGCGATTCCATATACTTAAAAAAATCAGTCATCGCCTTTGCCATCGGTTCTTCGTCAATCTCCTGCGCCGTCCAGCCAGCGTTTGAGCGCAAACAAATCTCCATTGAGTGTGACCAGTGCGATATACTGTCTGCTTCGCTTGTGGGCGATGTTGAAAGCGGATGCCACGGCATCGCGGAGGCCTCGCGGCAATAAGTCTTGAACTGCTCAAAGCACGGCAGAATTGAAAAGCCTTTTTGTTTCGTGATTTTTCCGGCGACTTTGCCAAACCGTTTCGCTTGCTTGGCAAGCTGCTTTGGCTGCATTAAATAAGATTTGAACTCCGAAACTGGCAGTCCGCAAATCAGCAGCGCAAAAAATAATTCTTTCGTCAATTCTTGAACGGAAATTTCGAGCGGCGATTCATCCACAAACGGCGATTCAAACCGCTTCAATAGACGGTAGCGTCCGAGGCTTAACGGCAAGAGCCGCAAACCTAGAATGATTTGCGGCTCTGGTAAAGCCGCAGTAAATTCGGCGGCAATCATGTTGGTTTGAAAGTTACGCGCTCGCCGCTGCCGTCACATTCGGCACTTGCAAGAGCGGAATGGAAAGCTCTGCCGACTTCGTGATTTCCTGCGGGATGTCTGCGCCCGGTTGAACAATCCAATAGGAATAAACCAAGTCCGGCGAACTAGCAGCGGCAGTGATGGCAATGATTGTTCCCGGCGTAAAGGCAGCGGAAAGTTTCGTGGCCGTAATCGCAGCTGCCAATCCAGACGCGCCGATGACAAACTTCAGATCGGCGGCAGTTTCCAGTCCGTAATAATTCTCCGAAACCACGTCGCCCTGAAGTGAGCGGATGCGTTCTTTTTCAGCGATGGATTTGATGCTGGACGATTGCAGCAACATTCCAGTGAACGGAGTTGCCGTCACGCCGTGGTCGGTGGACGTGGCCTTAAAGCCGAAATTTACCGCATAGCCTAACGGCACGATGGTGTTGCTCATAGATTATTTGTGTTGAATTATTCGGACGCTAACTAATTCCATGCCGTCCGCGATGCTGGCGCGGATATCCAGGCCGACAACTTTGATTTCAGTCGACACGGCGGCGAGTCGCGCTTTCGCAAATGTCTTTAGCGCGTCAATCATTTCGGCTTCGCGCGAGGCAAAGGCGTTCTGCGAAGTAATCAGCGCAATGGAGTTTTCGACAGCGGCTTTTTCGGCAGGACTCGCGCCTTCTTTTACTGACGGCACGGGCTGTTGACTTGGCGCGGCGATGGCTTCAATCGTCGCCAGCGCGTCCGCAATGGTTTTAACTCCGGCAATAGGTGTCATAAAATTATTTGTTTTGAATTAGCTGCGCACCAATTTGAATTGGAATGTTCGTCGTGTTGTAACCTTGAAAGGCGCAGTAAATCGTAATCGTTCCGCTGTTGGTTAGCGTCACCGCCGCAATGGTGTCATTCGTTGCGGAATAGCTCCCGACGACGGACATATTCGCCGTATTCGTGGACATCCCCATCAGAATCCGACCGCCCGCGCCATTCGTTCCGCCTGTGCCAACCGACTGAATCATAAAAGTCGGCGACGGATAAATTGAAGCACTGCCAACGACTATCGCCGAGCCGGTGTTGGTCGAAAGATTTAACGAAGTCAGCGTCAGAAGATTCGACGAAACCAAGGCCGCGCGTGAGGCGCACAAGCCGCAAATCAAAATGGTGATGGCTAAAAGTTTCGTCATTCTACAATTAAAGCAAAAGTCAATTTATGCCGGTATGGCTGACGGGCAGGAATAGATTTTCATTTTCCAACCCGTCCCCCAATAGTTGCCATCCTGCTTTCGCATCGGCGTCCGCTCGCTTAATCCAAAGCAGGTAAAACTAGCCTGCGCCGCCGTCAAATCTTCTGGCAAGGTTTGAGACAGCATTACGGTTTGAAGATTGGCAGCGTTGGCTTTGTGCTGCGGCAATGGGTCGTTTGTGCCGTTCGCCTTTTCCTTGTCGGTCAACTTGCTATACGGCGTCCGCAATTCGACAACGACATCTGCCCAGCGGTTTCCGGAAAGTGGCGGATCTTCGTTGCTTAAGTCGCCCTCGACATACGCCACAATTCGCGCGTCACTTTTGTCCACGTTGCTTTCGCCAGCCAGTAAAAGCAGGTTGCTTGTCCAGCCGCCTTTTGCGGTTAGGTAGCTGACGAAAGCGTTTTCAATTAGTTCGGGGTGTTCCATATCAATTTGTTTTCACACCAGCGGCGTGCGCGTTTTCGCGCAGCTTGCCTGCAAGATACTTTTTCATGCTGGCGGTTTCTTCTTGCACGGCCTTTTCAAGTCCCGGCTGTCCGTATTTAATCAATGCGCCTTTGTGTTTTGTCAATCCGCCTGCCGAGTTCCATATAACGCACTTGGCAAAGTTTCCTTGCGCGGCGGTTGCGGGACTAACACCACCCTTAAAATCTCCAGTCTTTTTAGGTAAATCGCCAGACGCAAACTTAACGCGGCCATATTTTGAAAAACGCGCGAGGCGGCGAAGCGCGGGAAGCCAACCGGAACGAATGAAGCCAACCGAGGCAATTCTTGCTCGAACCATTTTAAGAGCCTTTTCTTTTAATTCGGCGGCGGGCGGTATCTTTTCACCCTTTTTTCTTAATCTGGCGATGATAATTAAAACAGAAAGTTGCGCCCAATAATCAGTAACGATTTGGAGTGATTGCTTTTTAAGTGCCTTGCCGCGCTTGCCAATTCCGATTGACATCATTTGCGCGCCAAGCTCGTCCTTTATTCTCTGATAATCCGCCTTGCGAGTTAGCCGGATCGCTCCCTGTGTAGTAGGCGAACCTGCCACAATGAAATAAGCCTTTTCATTCAAGGCTTCCGGCAATGTGCGGCGATTAACTTGAAGATACCGTTTAAGAGTGTTCTGAAAATCGGCTTGGCTGGCTTTTGAAATTGTGAAAGTGGTTTGCACCCACAATAACGCCAAAGTCAATTCTTATCAGGGCGAAGTTTTACAAAGCGCGGCTCTCGAAACTTGCCAGAAGCGGTCATACAAAATGCGGAAATTTCAATCATGTCGCCCGCTTTCACCGACTCAAAAGCCTTGCCGAAAATTGGGCATTTGCCCGCGTCCTGATTTTGAAAGCTGATGGCAACCGAGCCGCGAAGTTTTTCGGTCACGCGAACATCAAAGGTTTCAATGCGCTTTGCCTTGAATTGTCCGACGCCCCAATAGCCTTCTGGATGCTTGAACACCACCCCTTCGCCGCCATCGCGCAGAACGGCTTCTATGAACTCGCCGCCGAATCCTGATGGAACAATCGCCATGCGCGAATCAAAGCTGCTGGCGAGGCTGGCAAGAGCTTCGCGGCGGTCTGTTAGCGGTGAGCGTCGGCAATCGTCGCCCTGACAATTCGCAACGTCAAACGCCCAAAAGAATCCGTCGCTCATCCGCTCACCCGCGATGATTGAACCTTGCCAGTTTAGAAGCTCAAATCGGCCATCTTTCTTTTCGTCGGCAATATAGCCCTTACCTGAAAACTCCAACCCTTCGGCAAGCGTAATCGGTCTAATTGTCGGGCGTTCAATCGTCACGCCAAAAATATGACACCAATCGCAAAAACCGTCAATCACATTCCTTGCACGTTCAAATCGGCGTTAATTCGCATCTGATAGCCAGCGGGCGCGGGCGTGACGTTGGTTATGGTGTAATCGCGCCCGACGTAAGTAATCGTCTCGCCAGAGTCGGGCAGTGTGCCGCCGAATTGGTCAGTTAAACAAGTCAACTGCAAATCGGAAGTCAGCTCGAATCCACCAATGTCGTTTGCGCGTTTGAATTTTGCGCCGCCCGGTAGAAGTTTCCAGTCTGATCCGTTCCATGTGAACGCTGGAGCGTCTGTTCCAAGTTCATCATAAACTTGTTTCAACGATGCCGCATGGATTGAATAGACTGACATAAATCAAAAACCGCTGCCGCTGAAAACCCAAAAACAGCGACAGCGGCGGGAATGGTTGCAACCAGATTATTTTTTATCGCCAGCAGCGAGGGCGGCGGCTTTCGCTTTTTCCGCTTTCACTTCGGCGTCAATCTTCGCCACGCCAACCGGCGAGCCGTCAACGTCCACGATGCGGCCAGAGTGTGCCAGAATCGCAATCAATTCGGCGGTCTTTTGGTCTTGAACATCCGCTTCAAACGTGTCGCCTTTGGCGATGTGCAAATCGCCGTCCTTCTTGCCGTCAACTTTCAGCTTGTGCGTGTTGCGGAAGTCGCTTGTTGCTTTGAATTTCATGGTGTTTTTTGTTTTGTTTTTTTCGGTTTATGGGACGATTTGCTTCAGTCCGGTCATCGTTGCGCTGACGGAAATGTTCGTAACCGTGCCGCCGGTTGAGTAAATAAGCCGGACATATCGGTTTGCATCAGATGCGTTAAAACCAATCGTGGTCACGCCATCAAGCAATGACAGCGCAGTTGCCGTGTTTGTGAACGGTGCGGCAGCGATATAGGGAGTCGCCCAGCCAGAGCTTGAGGCCGTTGGCGTGGTGATAACTCCGGGAAAGTTAATCACATCTGTTGCCGTCAACTGTGCCGGATACATATTGTTCGTATAGATAATTGAGGCCGCCGTGGCATACGCAACATTGTTCAGAGTGGTAAAGTTCGTTTGATCGGCAGACGTTTGAATCAATACCGACAGCGTAGCGCCGCCTGCATTGGTTTTCGTGGAAAAATCAATCTTGGCGATGCCTTCAAAGCCGTGAATGTCAGTCCAGTTGTTTGTAACCGCGCTGCTCGCCGCGCCTATGATAAGGCGCGGTGCGTCCACGACGACAGTCCGAACGCTCGCAAACGTGTCGGCGGCGGCAGATGCAGAAAAGGCGGCGAGTGAAAGACTGGCGACCGCCAGAATCATCAGTTTCAATTTGGTGAATTTCATATTTTAGTTAGTTGAATGTTGTTCTGTTGGTCGTCAATTATTGGTTGGCAGCGTCCGCGCTAACCACAAATTCCTGCGGGTGGCGAAGCGCGATGTCCACAAAGTTGTTGATGGTGATTTTGACTTCCGCTTTGTCCGCCAAAGTGTAGGGGTCAACCACGATGTCCAGCCCGCCAAACATCGCCATAATCAGCGAATTGAAATTGCCGAAAATCATCTGATTGTTCAGGATCTGATTCGTGTCAAACGCCGGATAGCCATTGATTTCGTTGTCTTCCCAAAGCGCGATGTTCGTCACGTTCGTGCCGCCGCCGGTCAGGAACTTGGCAGCACTCTTGAGCGTGCCTTTCGCGGTCGGCGTGGTGACATAGGCGCGCGAACCACCTTGCGAGTTGGCCGCGTTGATGGCGGTTTCAAAGGCAACCAACTTGGCGTAGGTCGCTGCCGCACCAAACGTAACCGAGCCAACGCCAGGAGTGTTGATGATGCCTTGCGGCTCGCTGGCTGCACCGCTGCCGTTGAAGCCGAGATAATCCAAGCGCAGAGCGTTGACCGTCATCAGGTCGTCTCGCATGAAATTTTCAATGGCGATGGCCGATTGAATCAAAAGCTGTTTGGAATAAATGCCAACAGCGGAAACACGTTTCGGCGTGAGCGTAATTTGGTCAATCGCCTGATTGCTGACAGCGGCCTGCGCGATTTCAGAAAGGCTATAAGCCGTGGCTGCGCCGGTCTGACGCGGAATCGCCACGTTGCCAGTCAAGCCGCCCATGACGCGGATGCCGAGCGTTGAAAGCACCATCTTGTTGCGGAGCAGTTCAATCGGAGTCGGCTCAAGCAGCGTAGGAACAAATGCGCCACCTTGACCAAAAATGTTGACCTGCATATCGCGACGGCCTTTTTCGGGATCGCCCTTCTTGCCGACAGAAACATCGGTCGGAATCCAGAAAGACGAACTGCGCTTGCCGTAGCGTTTTTCGGCTTCCTGATTGTAATCAAATTCGGGGCAGTCCTTTTCAATCTTACCGCTCTTGCTATTCATGCAGGACTGAATCGCGCGGGTGACGGAATAATCCGAAACCTCCTCTTGCGTCATGCCGATGTGCGCTTCCGTGTGGTCGAGTTTGCGAGCGCCAAAGGCTTCCAACGCCTTGCCGGAAAAGTCGCCCACATTCTCGCCAGCCAAATCGCAGTCCGTCGCAATCTTGCGAATCGCTTCGGCCATCGTCGGCGTCTTGGCGGCAATCTTTTCAGCCGCGTCATGGATAGCCTTGCGGCGAGCGCGGTCAGAGGTTAGAGCGCCGTCAGCAATGGACTTGCGTTGCGCTTCGGTCGGTTCGGTGATAGTGATGTCGGGCATAATTTTAGTTGGTTCGGAAACTTTTGTTTCTACATTTACGGGAGAGTCAATTTCTGGAAGGTCTTGATAAGAGCGAGCAACACCCATTCCAGCCCCTACAGTCGGGTCGGCGGGAACGGCGACGGATGAAATTTCAGTCGGCTTCCACGCAAAGCGATAAGCGTCTCTGCCATTCGGCAATTTCTCTTTGCCAAGAAATTTTGTGCGGCGATAACCAGCGGAAACGTGCGGGCGAATGTTGTCGGCCATCTGACCAAATCTTTTTACCGCGTCGTCATCGCTGCCGAGCTTTACCAATGCAATGCCGCGCTTTTCGTCAGTGATTTCGGCTTTTTCAATTACGCCAAGATGCCGCGATTCTTCATGTTCGTCCAAGAAAGCCCCGCGATTGTTGATGACTGACAAATCCACGTTTTCGGGATTGTGATCGAGGACTTCAACGAAGACTTGCCCTTCTTTCAATCCTGTCAGTTTGGCAACGGTTGGAGTCGACTTTTGCAGCGCAGGCCATTCAGATGAAAAAGAAATCGGAATTGTCCGCGCGGTGCGGTCAACTTTTGTAAGGTCAATCTCGCAGTAGCGATAGCCTGTTTCTAAATCGTGCTTTGCCATTCTACCATTTAAGCGAAAGTCAATTTTTAAGTTTCACCAGCGGACGAGGGAGGTGCGCCTTGCTCGGCAACTGCGCCCTTCGTAATTGTTGGCTGCGAGATTGGCGCGGGTTGAATGTTGTGCGTCTGCTCGGATAGCTGGTCTTCCTCGCGCGTCTCATCAACTTCGTCAATGTTGCCGCCGCGTTCCGCGATTTTTTCACGGCGAGTCGCAAAGCCAGCCTCAACTTCAAGGATGTCCGCCTGACATTCTTTGAGGGGTTCAACGCTTTGCCATACGCGCGGTTGCCAGTTGACGCCCGAAAGAATTTTATCTTCTTTCGCCAGCGGCATTTTAATTTTGCC